GGGGCAGGACATTGCCATCCGGCAAAACCGGAACAAGGCATGGTCCGACGCCGATCTCGTCTCCGAACTCGCTGGCGATGACCCGATGACCCGTATCGGCTCCCGCGTCACCGCATGGTGGATGCGTGAGTTTCAGCGGGTGCTGGTCTCGACCCTGCGTGGCGTGGTCGCCAATAACGTCGCCTCCAACGGCGGCGATATGGTGGTCAACATCTCGACCGACGTGGCGGGGGCTCCTGCTGCGGCGCAATGTATCTCGGCAGCGGCGATCCTCGACGCGGCCCAGACGATGGGTGATGCGTCGGACAATCTCGACACCATCATCATGCACTCGATCATCTACACGAGCCTTGCCAAGCAAAACCTGATCGACTTCATCCCGGATGCCCGGGGCGAGGTGCGATTCCCGAGCTACCTTGGCTACCGGATCGTGAAAGACGACGGGACCCCCGTGGTTTCGGGCACAAACCGCCCGAGCTACCACACCTACCTGCTCGGCAAGGACGCGCTTGGCTTTGCCGAAGTGCCCCCGGACGTCCCGGTCGAGACCTTCCGCCACCCCGAACAGGGCAACGGCGGCGGCGTCGAGGAGCTGTGGACGCGGCGTCAATTCGTGATGCACCCCTATGGCATCAAGTGGACGTCGACCGCGATGGCAGGCAAGTCTCCCACAGACGTCGAACTGCGGGATGCAACCAACTGGACTCGCGTGTATCCTGAGCGCAAGCAGGTCAATATCGCCGTACTCATAACGAACGGCTGATCTGCTGCAACGGGAGTCTACCTTGCCAAAATCGAAGAAGGGGAAGTCGAGAAAGTCGAAAAAGACCAGCGGCAAGAAGTCCAAAAAGAAAGCGGGCGGCGGCAGTCGAAAACGCCGCCCGCGTAAAGCTAAAAAAAAGGAAGAGCCTGAGCAGGCTGCGGGAGCAACAGCTATTCCCGAACCCGCGCCTGAGCAGGCTGGGCCTCCAAATTCGGTGAACGATCCACCACCGCAGGAGAAGAAGAACGATGGCGAAACCTGAGAAAGAAAAGGATCTCCTGACCTTGTACGAGGCCAATCAGATCTACTTCCAACAGAACAAGGAACGCGCTGAGCAAATCAGCAAAGTGCAGGTCGAAGCTCACAGGGCCATCGACACCGCCTTCAAGCGAGCTGGCGGACAGGCGGGTGGCCATGAACCGGCGCGTGAACAGAAAGATCTCCGTTAAGGGGAGCGACCATGGCTCTGACGGGCGGGCAACAGGCGGCATTGTATTTTGCACGAAAGCGGCATCGGGCGCTTTCGCATGTGTACGTTGCCCCAGCTGAAGCAGGCCCGTCAGAGTCGCAACCGGAGCCACAAGTGAGCCCGGTCGTGACGCCAGATCCTCCAAAAGAATAGGGCTGCCATGGCATCTGGGCTAAGTGTCACGAGCATCTACAACATGGTGCTCGACCGGCTGGCCGAGGAATCGGTTCTCGGTCCGACCGACCGCAAGGCGGTTACGCGCTGGCTCAATCGAAACTATCCGATCCAGCGTGATGCGCTGCTGCAACAGCACACATGGAATTTCGCACTCAAGCGCGTGAAGCTCACGGCGGAGAGTGAAAGACCGGCGTTCGAGTGGAGCTACCAGTACACGCTTCCGGCGGACTGCATTCGCGCCTTGCCGCTGACTTCGGACGGCACACGCAACGGAACGCCGATAGGCTTTGTAGTCGAGGGTCTGCGGATCCTGACAAATAAGCCGTCACCAATCCTTCTGCGCTACATCAGGCGCGAAGAGAATCCTGCGCTGTACTCGCCAGCGTTTGCCAACGTGCTTGCACAGATCCTTGCGGCCAATGCCGCGCATTGGGTTACGGGCAAGGCGACGTTTGCAAAAGAGCTGACGCAATCTGTGGGGGGCATGACAATCAACGCGCAAACTCTCGATAGCCTCGAGGGTCTGCCAGAAGAACCGTATGACGATGATGTGATCCGGGTGAGGTAGTCATGCCCGGACCGATTTATCCGCTGCAACCGACGTTTGCTCGCGGCGAGCTGTCTCCCCGTCTTTTCTCCCGTATCGACATTGACCATTGGAAGATGGGCCTTGCCGAATGCGTCAACTGGTTTGTGCTCAAGCAGGGCGGGCTGCGACGAAGACCGGGGACCGAATGGATCTCCGAGACCAAAAACTCGCAAAAGGTCCGGCTCGAAGAGTTCATCTTTTCGACCGTGCAGGCTTACGTCCTCGAGTTTGGCGACCACTACATTCGCTTCTACGCCAACGGCGGCGTCGTCAATAACGGCACGACCAACGCTATCACCTTCAACCTGACGTCCGATCAGGTCACATGGCCGAGCTGTCCGACTGCGGTCATCAACAATTCGCCAGTGGTCTTTTCAACGCAAGGCGTGTTGCCGACGCCGATGGTGCAGGGGCGCACCTATTATGTCCGCGACAAGACCGGCAACAGTTTCAAGATCTCGGAAACGGTAGGCGGAGCCCCGCTCGATCTCGGCGGTACACCGGGCGGGGTAACCGGCGCGATCTCTCCGGTCGAAGTGCAGACGCCATATGATTCAAACGAGATCTGGCGAATCCAGCTCGCGCAATCCGCCGACATTCTCTACATCGCCTCGCCAATGTGGGCACCGCGAACACTGTCACGGTTGTCGGCGTCCGTCTTCAAGCTCGATTACTACGAATACATCGACGGGCCGTACATGCCCGAGAACCAGACGCCGACGACATTGCAGCCGAGCGGCGTGTCGGGGAACGTGCAGATTACGGCGTCGAGCGCGGTCGGCATCAATAACGGTCTCGGCTTTGTCGACAGCGACGTAGGCCGTTGGCTGACGCTGATGTACTCGAGCAAGTGGTACGCCTTGCAGATTACGTCGGTCGGTCGCCTGACGGGTGTCGTCACGATCTCGGCGGCCAATCCTGCGGTGGTGACGTGGACCAGCAGCAATCGTCACAACGATGAGGTGATCTCTTTCACGACGAGCGGGACGTTGCCAGCGCCGCTCGTGGCGAACCAGAAGTATTACATTAAGAACGCCACAGCCAACACCTTCGAGCTGTCGAACACGGCGTCGGTGCGAACGGTCAAGAATGAAGGCGATGTTCAAATCAAGGTTGGATACAACATCGGCACCGTCGACGAAGTCCTCAACCAGATCGAATGGACGTCGCACGGGCTGGTGGTGGGTGACCGGGTCAAGTTCACTGAGATCCCCACGAGTATATCGGGCCTCGACCTCAACCATGACTACTATGTGTATCAAGTCGACGTTAAGCCGGAGACGGGCACAAACGATCTTTTCCGTGTTGCCTACTCCGCAAGCCTGACCGATCCGATTTCTCTCTACGGGCGCGATGGTCCCGGTCACGCGGTTGCCAACGAAGTAATCACGTTTGGCACGTCGATCTCGACGGCAGGCTCAACACAGTCAGGCGTTCACACGGCATTCGTCACGAACAACATCGTTTGCTTTGCCGAAGTTGAAGGTCTGGTCGATGAGAAAGGCGACCTCGTTCCCAATCTCCCCGGTACAGGCGCGACCGGCGGCTGGAAGCTGGGCGCGTGGTCCGCGATCACCGGCTGGCCATGCTCCGTGTGCTTCTATCAGCAACGGCTGGTCTGGGGCCGTACCGACACGCAGCCGCAAACGGTGTGGTTCTCCAAGGCTGGCGTGATTACAAACTACGCCACGACCGAACCAGCGCAGGCAGACGACGGCATTACCCTGACCATTCTCGCGGGCGAGGTGAACGCGATCCAGTGGCTTGCGGAAGCGGCGGATCTTCTGATCGGCACGACCGGGGCCATGCGGACTATCGGTCCGGCGGATACGTCCAAACCGTTCTCCGCGACCAACGTCACGCAACGGCGACAGACGACCTTCGGGTCGAGAAATCTTCAGCCCGTGCAGATTGGAGAAGTGGCGATCTACGCGAGTTTCTACGGTCTTTCATTGCGGGAGTTTTTGTTCTCGTTCCAGCAAAACAGCTACATCTCGCCCGAGCTGACGATCCTGTCCGAGCACATGCTGCGCTCCGGGATCCAGCAATTCACCTTCGCGCAAGACCGCGAATCTATGGTCTGGATGGCTATGGGCAATGGCGAGCTGGTCGGGCTCACTTACGACCGCGAGCAGCAAATCGTGGCCATGACGCGCCATCGTATCGGCGGCGAATGCAAAAACTCTGGCATTGTCGATCAGCTGCATCCCGAGGACCCGGACACGCATTACGGCGTGGTCGAAAGCGTTGCCGCGATTCCCGGCACCAACCGGCATGAGCTGTGGGCCTCGATCCGTCGCACCTTCTTGGTCGGCGGCTCCTTGGTCGAGAAGAGGTATGTCGAGCGGCTGACGCCGCCGTTCGAGGCACAGCTGAAAGAGACCGCAATCTTTGTCGACTCGAGTTTCAGTCTTTACAGCGCGACAAAGACCGGGACGGTCAGTGGCGTGTATTGGCTGGCCGGTCAGCAGATCTCCGTGCTGGCGGACGGCGCGGTCGTTCCGCCGGTTACCGTCAATGCCAACGGCAGCTTCACGCTGGCGAATAACAAGGTGGCAAACCGGATTACCTTCGGCCTGCCGTACACCTCACGCGGCATGACGCTGCCGCTGGCGCAAGGCGGCGGCGACGGCACCGGGCTTGGCCGTTTGCGGAATATCCTCTCGGCACGGCTCGACTACATGGAAACGGGGTATCTCGAGATCGGCTCGCCGCGAGCGCGTGAACTGGAGGTTGCGGTCGGTCTGCGGGGGAGAAACGACCCGATGGATACCAGCCCGCCCCTAAAAGATGGTATCTACGAGCACAGGTTCGACCGCACTTGGAAAGACGCGGGGCAGATCGTCTTCTTTACCGACAAGCCGCTGCCTGCGACGATTCGTTCGATCTCGGCGGTCTTTATCACGGAGCCGTAGCTATGTGCGTGATGGCTCTTGGGCTGATCGGCGGCGTCCTCGGCGCGGTGGGATCTCTTGTCGGGGCCCAACAACAGGCGCAAGCAGCCAACAATCAGGCGGCGATCTACGCACGGCAGGCGGCAGCCGAACGGGCACAGGCCGAGTTCAACGCGAACCAAACCCGCAGCAAGGCCATCAAGGTTATCTCCCAGCAGCGCACCGGCTATCTCGCCAGTGGTCTTTCGCTCGAGGGTGCGCCGACTGACACACTGGCCGACAGCACCCGGCAGTCCGAGCTTGACGTCGCGGCAATCCGTTACAACGGCGAGATCAAGGCACAGAACTTCGATATGCAGGCGGCGGCCTATCGCTCGAAAGCCGCAGGCGCACAGACTGCCGGGGTCTTCGGCGCGATCTCGCCACTCATTAAAGGCTTTGGCGGGGCCACCGGGGGTGGCGGAGGTGACTTCAGCTTCGGCGGGTCGACCTCGCTGGACGAGGGTTAAAAGACCATGGCGATCAGGCTTCCGGTCTACGAGAGTCACGTCCAGCTTGATTCTGGCGCTCATACGATTGCGCGGATCCACGCCGATGACGCGACCGGAAGGGCGATCTCCCGCATAGGCGAGTCGATGATCGGGGTCGCCGCTCATTGGAAGGCCAAGCAGGATCAGCTCGAAAAATACCAGTACATGGACCGGCTTGGGGCACTTAATGCCGAGCTGGCCAAAATCAAATACGAGGTCTCACAGGAATATCAGCCGGGGATCCACCCGCCGAATTGGATGCACGAGCAGATCGTTCTCCGCAGCAAGCCGTTGATCGCGGCGACGGTCAATGCCGCCCCGGAAAGTCAGAGGGAGCGGGCAGTCTCGCATGGCAAGGCTCTGGGGGTACAAGTTGATGTTGGAGCTGCTGTTCTCAACAGTCAGACCGACAAAAAGTATTACGGCGATCAGCTCAACAAAATTGCAGGCGGGTTTGCAAATTCGCTCAAGTCGAATCCTGACGGCTTTGCCAACGCGGTCGCGCAATACGACGAGACGTTGAAGGCCACGGCATCTCTTACTGGTTACGAGAAAGAGACTGTACGGCGCGGCCATCTCAAGCAAATGCTGGACTCGGCTCTTGAGGGCTATGTCAGGACCGGGCGCGTCGATGAGGCGAGACAGCTCAACGATGATTTCACCGCCCGCATGGATGCGGAAGACAAGACCCAGCGCGGTGCTCCCGCTGTCGGTGGGGGCGGAGCTGGTCCTCGATCCGAAGGTGGTTTCAACGCGAACCGGGTCGCACAGATCGACCGTAATCCGCAGGTCAAGGACGCCATCGAAAAAGCGGCTAACGCGACCGGCATGGATCCCAACGTCCTGAAGACAGTGGCCAGCATCGAGAGCGGTGGCAGACCCGGGCCCGGATCCACGACCGGCAGCTACAAGGGCTTGTTCCAGCTATCAAATTCGGAGTTTCAGCGCGGGGGCGGCGGCAACATCTACGACCCGTATGACAACGCTTTGGCAGCGGCGAAGGTGTTGTCGCAACACGCGGCCAAATTCGAGCAGACGAACGGACGTCCGCCAACGGCGTCAGATCTGTATCTGATCCATCAGCAGGGCGAGGCTGGCGCGGCGGAGCACACAAAAAATCCAGACCGGCCTGCATGGCGGTCGATGCTTGCGACTGGCGAAGGCCAGCAAAAGGGCGAGGCGTGGGCCAAGAAAGCAATCTGGGGCAACATTCCAGACAGCGAAAAGGCAAAATTCGGCAGCGTCGATAACGTCACGAGCCGAGACTTTATGGCGCTCTGGAAGGGCAAGGTCGAAGGTCGCGGCGCGACAGCGGTGGCAGCCGCGCCGACGAAGCCCGAGGTCTTTACCGAAGCCGAGACCGGCACCCGCAAGATCCAGACAGCGCAAGCCAAGACTGGCACGGCGACCGATGCGCTCGAGGCTGGCAACATTGACCTCAACGCGAGGCCGGTCGTTCGTAATGCCGATGGTTCGATCTCGACTGTGCGCTCGATCTCGATTGAGGAAGACGGCAAGCACGTCCTTATTCCGACAGTCTCCGACGACGGCAAGG